TTCACCTGCTTTAATACCTAACAAGCAGATATTTAGATATGATCCAAATACAGATTCAGAATACTATGTTTATTTTAGCCCTGAAACTGTAAGAAAAGCTAGTGAGTTGTACTTAAAGCATAATAACCACCATAAGGCTACACATGAACACAATGAAAGAGTATCAGGCGTTCTAACAGTAGAGTCATGGATAATTGAAGATACTAAAAAAGACAAATCAACTTTATATGGGTTTTCACTTCCTAAAGGAACTTGGATGGTTTCTCTAAAAATATCTAACCAGGATTTATGGGATAAGATAAAATCAGGAGAATTAAAAGGGCTTTCAATTGAGGGTTATTTTACTAATAAATTTCAGGAAATGCAAAAAGAAACTCCAACTGATGAACAAATACTATCTGCTTTAAATGAAATAATAAAAGAAAGCAAAACTGAACTTAAAACTGAGAAGGTTGAGTTAGGATTAGTTGATGATTTGAAAGATTTAATTAAAAGAGGTTCATCTATTGAAAAAAAATTAGCAGGACAAATAACAAGTTACAATGGATTGTTAAGAGCAGGTGGTGAATTTAAAAAGAAGTATGCTAGTTTAGTAAAACAAGCTAAAGAATTAGGTATTGATGTTCCTTCTGAATTAAAGAAGCTTGAAGGAATTGCTGATGGTTTTGAAAAGAAAGGTGAAGCACTTAAAAAAGTATCTAATTTATTTGGATAATTTAAAAATCAAACAAAACTAAAATAAATCTATTTAATAAAAAAAAACAAAAACTATGGATATAAAAGAAAGAATATTAGTTGCTTTAGGTTTAGATAAATCTGAAGACGAAATCAAATTAGCTTTTCAAGCGAAAGGTGAAGATGGTACAATTTTTGTTTCAACAGCAGAAGAATTAGAAAATGGTGTTGATATTTCAGTACTTACAGAAGATGGTACTACAATACCTTTACCAATTGGAACTTATAAATTAGATACAGGCGTTACATTCAGAGTAGAAGAAGAAGGTGTAGTTGCTGAGGTTATTGAATCTGAAACGGAAGAAGAAGTTGAAGCAGAAGATGAAAAAGAAGAAATGGCTAAAGAAGATGAAGATAATTATGAAGATGAAAGCCCTGCTGAAAAAGCAGATTGGGCAAAGTCTTATGAAGAATTAAAAGATAAGGTTGAAAACCTTGAAGATGCTATTGCTGATATAAAATCTAAAATGGGTGGTGATGAAGCAGAAGATGTTGAAATGTCGGATGAAACAGAAGAAGCAGAAGACAAGCCTAAAACTGTAACAACTAAAACAACAGAAGTTGTTGAATTTTCAGCAGAAGATGAAATAGCAAAATTAAAAGAAGAAAACAAAAAATTAAAAACTGAATTATCTGAGCAACCTGCTGATAGTCCTATAAACATCAACAAGTTTAGTTCAGAAAGACCTGTTTTGAGCAAAAAAGATTATAACAAACTTTCAAGCAGGGATAAGTTTTTACATGATTTAAGAAAATAAATAATAAAATAAATAATAATTAAAAAACAAAAAAAATGGCATTTAATGTAACATCAAATTTTGCAGGTAAGGCAGCTGGATTTTATATTTCAGCAGCTTTAAAACAAGCAAAATCATTAGACTTTTTAACGTTAATTGAAAACGTTAAATTTAAAAGTAACATCCAAAAAATGGCTGGTTCAAATCTTGTACGTAATAACACGTGCGATTTCACAGATCACGGAACACTTGCTTTAACAGAAAAAGTTCTTGAACCAAAAGCTTTACAAGTAAATATTGACCTTTGCAAGGAAAATTTAGTATCATCATGGGAGGCGTTAGAAATGAGAGCAGGAGCAGGAGCACCACCACCACCTGCATTTGAAGATTATGTAATATCTTACGTGGGAGAAATAATTGCTAATGCAGCAGAAACTTCTATATGGTCTGGAGCAGCAGCTAACAATGGTGAATTTGAAGGTTTCTTAACAGGTACAACAGGAGCATTTGCAGTAGATGGAACAGTTGTTTCTTCAACAGCATCAGCAGCTTATACAGCAGCTAACATTATAGCAAACCTACAAACTTTAACAGCAGATATGGCTGCTAATATTTCACCTGTTTTAACTAAGGAGGATTTATACATATACATGGCACCTAAAACTTATGCATTCTATATTTCAGCAGTATCAACATTAGGATATGTAAACGCTTATAACATGAATGGTGATTACGAACCAGTTTTTGAAGGCTACAAAATCGCAGTTTGCCCAGGTATGGCTATAAACCAATTAGTTGCAGCAGAAAGAAGCAATTTATTCGCAGGAACTGACCTCTTAAGTGATACTACTAGAATAGCTTTACTAGATATGACTTCTCTTGATGGGAGCGATAATTTACGTTGTGTAGCTAAATACTCAATGGGTGTACAGCTTGGAGTTGGTGCAGATATTGTTCACCAATCATAATAAAACAAATTTAACAGAAGTGGGGGCTTTTGCCCTCACTCCTTTAACCTTAAAAAATAAATAAATATGGCATGTACAGCATTAACAAAAGGTAGAGGTCTTGACTGCAACAGGATTGCAGGAGGTGTTAAAAATGTTTACTTTTCAGTATATTCAGATTTTGGAGATACGGATTGGGCGTATGATGGAACAAACCCACAAGAAATTGATACAATTGATTGGAACAGTAAAAGTATTTATAAATATGTAATGCCTTTAGGCGTTGCATCTGTTACAGATACAATTACAGGATCAACTGAAAACGGCTCGATATTTTACACACCTACTGTAAATATTATGCTAAACAAATTAACAAAAGAAGACCAAAACCAAATAAAATTATTAGGACAAACTAAGGTTAGAATATTAGTTGAACTTAATGCAAAATTAGCTTCAGGACATGATGCTATTTTAGCTTTAGGATTTGAAAACGGAATGGATTTAAATACAGGAACTATGGATAGTGGTGTAAGTTTCGGAGATAGAAACGGTTATAGCCTGACTTTCAGTGGTTTAGAGAGCAGACCAATGGCATTCTTAGAAGACTGGACAACTAGTATTTTTGACAATACAGGATTTACAAATAAAGGAACTCCATTTGTAGTTTCAACATAATTTGATTTGTAGTTTTTCATATATTCAGAATTAGAGTGGCTTAAAGTCACTCTTTTCTTTTTATAAGCAAATAAATATTAGATTTTTCTATTATATATTATGATACAAGCAATAACAGAAACTGATTTAACTGCTTACGTACAAACAGAAGATAATAGAATTGATACATCAGTAGGTTCTGATAAGATAAGATATTTAGTAAAATTTACAAATGACATGGATAAGTCTATTCAATATGCTTACTCTAATGTTCATTTAGTTTATGATAGGTACACTCAATTGAGTTTTACTTATAATGCAACTCTTGATGTTTATACAGGTGATATTAACTTAAAACCTAGCGGATATTGGAACTATGAAGTTTTTGAAGTAAGTTGGACTGGAGCAGTAGCTATTAGTTCAGGTAATGCGCCTGTTAATGAAAATGATGTTTTACCTGTTGCACCTACTCATGGTATCGTACAGGGGCTTGTAACAAAAGGAATGATGTATGTTTCAGATAAAAGCGGAACAGAAGAAGTACAATATACACAACATATAGAAACAAGCGGATCAAATTATATATATTACGGACAATAAAAAATTAAAAAATGGCGATAGAAAACGTACAACAATTATTATCAGAACAATTAGGAAAAAACGGAAATACTGAAATATTTACAACAGCAGCACAAACAAGTAAAAATTTCTATTGTGTTCATTTTCCTGTTGAAAGTGTAGTTGCATCAATAACAGTTGCAGATGCAACAGGTGAAAGTGCATTACAAACAACATTACCTGCAGGGACAACTTTATTTATGAATATAACCGCAATTACTCTAACAAGTGGTGTTGGAATAGGTTATAGAGATGACATACCGTAATGTTAGCATTAAAACTAGGGCAGAGTATTGGAACAGGTAATAACCCTGTAACATTTAGTAATTTATTTTCATTAAATTTTGATGGAATAGATGATTTTGTGGATTTAGGTACTGCTAGAACAATATTTGATGTGCAAAAAGGAACGTTTAGTGCATGGGTAAAACTTAACACTACAAGTATAAATGCTCCTGTTTTTAAATGGTATTCTAGTTCTAATAATCAAATAACTATAATATATTTACAAGCTGCAAATCAATTAAAATTTATGTATAAAGGAGGGGGTACTAATACGCAAGTAGTAGCTTCATCTAGTATTGAAAATGATGGTAATTTTCATCACCTAGCTTTAACATGGGATACAGATG